CATATATGGTTTCAAGTTCGAATTCATCGACGCGCATGGTGATGCTCTTTATCAGGTGTCGTCCAACCTGATCGGCGTAGTTTCGACCACTCGGGAGCGCTGGAAGTGTGAGACTGATATACATGTTACTCAAAAGGTCACCCGCGTTTTGTGGATTCAAGGTCACCTTGATGCGTTCATTGAACGGCCATGTAAGTTTTCCGCCTGGATTGTAGACGGTCGTGGTTCTATGAAAACGACTAAAGTTGGAATGTCTCTTCTCTTCATATTTAAATAAGGAATCATCCGTTTTTTCGGATAATAAATATGTATCTTGCTTACCGAGTGCGTTCAAGGACAAAATCGCCCCGGTGCTCGCGCCACTGACGTCGCACATACTTATTCTATGTCTACAAATTTTTAATATCAGTTTTCCACATGTCAATGTGGCTCGTATTTTTCATGATTTCGAGTTCTTCGCGCGCCTGCTTTGCCTCTTTCACAAGTTCCTTGACACATTCATCCGTATATTGAACAGTCTTAATATTGAGAAGATAATCATATGTACCACCAATCTTGGGAAATATTTGTGATAATTGTCGTTCGAGATCATCCTTCTTTCTTTTGAAAACAACAATATCACCTTCGATCACCATGGTGACAAACTTGGATTTGTACCCACACATCGTCGCCCGTGTGTCGAGCACTTTGAGTAAGTGTTCTTTTCGTTTAACGTAATGCTCGGCTCGGAGTTTGACAAAGTCTTTGAGAATATCTTCCGGACTCGCATACTTGTGAATACCTCGCGTTGGGTGAAACAAGTGCATGTTCGACGTGTGAAAAGACTTTCGCAATTTGAGATCCTTGATGATATCCTTACCCGTATATCCAAATATTTCAAAATCAACATCATCGGTCGTTGAGTTGTTGGTGAAGCCCGAAATGACTTTCTTTTCCACGAGAGCATCTAAATGCTCCTTGTAGTCTTGTGTCCAGCGACCCGGTGGAAGTTCAGTGACTTTGAGTCGTGAACCCGTGTCTCGCCACACACCTTCGGTGATCCAAGTGCCATCCTCTTTGAAAACCTTACCCTTGAAACCCCTAAACCACGGCTTCATTTCATTGACCGCGCGACCATCGAGCACGCGAAGAATGTTCTCCTTGATGTCCTTGGGGTTGAATGGGGGTACATAACAACTGAATCCTGTACCGATACCTTCCGTGCCGTTCACGAGCACCATTGGAAGTGTTGGCATATAGAAGTCTGGTTCAATTGAGCGACCATCATCATCCAGATAATTGAGTACGGGATCGTCTCTAGGATCAAATATTTTGCGGGCATCTTTGGTCAGCTTTGTGAAGATGTACCTCGTTTGAGACGCATCCTTACCACCCATGAGACGCGTCCCAAACTGACCACACGGCTCGAGAAGATTGATATTATTTGAACCCATGTAGTCATTCGCCAACTTGACAATCGTATCTGCAAGGGATACTTCGCCGTGATGGTAGGCCGACTTGTCTGCAACATACGCCGCCAACTGTGCCACCTTCATTTCATCCTTGAGGTTTTTGTGGAAGCACGCATACATGACCTTTCTCTGCGAAGGCTTGAGGCCATCGGCCATGTGGGCGATGGAACGCTTCAAGTCCGCTAGGCTGAAATTCACCAAGTCTTTGCGAACAAAGTGTGTAATGCTCAAGTTTTTCACAGATCCATACGGAACTTCTAGTTCTGTGGAATCCATCGCCGTACTCTCGAGGAGCCAGGTCTTTCGGTCATCCGCCTTCTTCTTGTCAAAGGCGAGAATAATAGATTTATCTGTCATAATATCCATATCAAACTTGACAGTCAAGTCTTGGATCTTCTTGAAATACTCTCGAGCCTCGGCACTCGTGCTCGTACCGAGACCCTTATAGTATTTGATTTTCCAACCAGGTTGTCCATTGCCATACCAGCTACGGAACGCGGAATCTGTGTAGAATGACTTTGATTGTGTACCTTTGGACGCCTTGATGATTGGTGTCACCATAGAAACTACGAAACCCAACTTGAGGAGCGAAGGCCAGAAATAGTGAATCATATTGAGAATAAGACCCTTGATGTGGGAACCGTCATTATCCGCATCCGTCATAATCATAAGACGTCCATAACGAAGCTCGGAAAGATCTTGATAGTCCTTGCCTTGTTGAAGACCCAGGATCTTCTTGAGGTCGTTGAACTCTTGGTTTGATGTTAACTGTACTACGGATGCATCCCGGACGTTTTTACACTTCCCACGGAGGGGAAAGACACCGTAGTGATCACGACCAACCACCGAGAGACCGGCAACTGCGAGAGTCTTTGCCGAATCACCTTCCGTCACGATGAGCGTACACTTTCCAGATTGCACCGTCCCTGCTTTGTTTGCATCATCCAACTTGGGAATACCAGTAATTTTAGACTTTCGTGCACCATCCGTCTTTTTGAGTTCCTTCATTTCCTTGAACTTTGAGAGTGCTGTGAGTTCATCCTGAATACCAGTCTTGAGTGCATTCTTGATAAAGTTCTTGGGTGGATCAAACTTACTGCCAAAGTCTTGAGCCTTTGAGGTACACTCCGACTTGACTTGACTCGAGAAGGTTGGATTCTCAAGGGTCGCCTTGACAAAGATGTTAAATGTATTCTTGACTTGTTGTGGCTTCAATTTGATCTTCTTTGCCATCTCATCAATGATACCCGACGCGAGATATGACGCGACATGATCCACGTGGGTTCCACCCTTCGTGGTGCAGATACCGTTCACGAATGACACTTGTTCAAGACCATTTTCCGAAGGGCCAATACACACCGACCAGCGATCTGTGGTCACCGATGAGATCTCGGAGACGCCTTCGTGCATCTTGGCGTACGCCTCAAAGGACGTCTTGGGAAGGGCTTCCCCTTGAAACTTGACTTTACAGTTCGATGTCGTACAGATGTTTGCGTCCCACACTCTCTTTTCAAAAATCTTGTAAATGTTATTATCGATAGATTTCATACCAAATCTTTTCCAATCTGGAATGAAAGTAATTGAAACCGAAGATGTTGAACCAGAATGTTTTGTAATTTTTGGAGGATGACACACTGTCATATTATTTTCCCATTTTTGACAGTATGTCTGTTTTGTCTCACTGTCTTTGATGACTATACAAAACTCCGAAGAGTAGATGTTGGTGAGTTTGGCACCGTATCCATTTCTGCCACCAACGATTCTCTTTTTGTTGTCATCGTAGTTTGTACTTGTGAGTAGGTGTCCAAATGTAAGTTCCGGATTCCAAATACCCTCCTTTTCATGCATACGAACGCCAACACCACCAAGAGGTCCATTGTTTTCAATGGTGACGGCACCAGTGTCCTTGTCTATCCCCGCCGAGATGCTCGTAACAGTCTTCGGATGTACAGAGTTTCGGTCAATTGCGTTGACCAATATTTCGTCAAAAATCTTGAGCAAAGCTGGTGAATAGTTGAGATTCTTCTTTTTGAATTGATTATCAGTTTTGTGAAAAATCCAGTAGGGTTCGGAACTGATGTCCACTGGACCAACATACGAGTCTGGTCTTTTAAGAACATGTTCAATGTGGGTAAGTTTTTGTACACTCTCACCCATTCTTCTTTAACTTTTGTGGTGTCAATTCTTTACTTAGGTTTACAACTACCCGGAATAATTTTAGTGTTGTCTAGTATAGAGCGATGCTTTACTTGGTAGGAATCATCATCATCGTTGTCATGTTTGCTATGAGACATAGTTCAAATACTAGCCTCAAGAGTTCAATCAAACAACTCATGAGACAAGCGGCACGATACGCGACAGCGGCCCAACAGGACGCCGCGCCATTGATGGCGGTTCTCCACGCCAACTATGCAGCTGCATATATGTATGCAATGTTAGACATTGCAACAGATTCACAAATTCATAACATGACAGGTGTTGACATGAAAAAGTTCAGAGAACACGTGACAAACGTTCAGGATATGGTGACAAAAAAGACTGTCGAACGGTGTCCGGAATTCGCGGGTGAGATCGATTTGTATCTTTCAACGATCGCTGGTGAAACTTAGACACCTAAGTCATTTTCGAATGTATGGATTCTCATAGTAAAAATGCAAGTCGTTCATGATTCCATGTGGAATATGTGCCTCGAGCGCGCGATGGATCGGTACGGTGTTCGCGAGCCGGACGAGCGGTGTTATCGTCTCGCGAATGCCGTGTGGAAGTGTAAACAAAAACAACAAGAAATGAAAGATGCGCGCATGCAGAGGAAGATCATAGTTTTAGACGCACCACCGGAACAAAATCAAATCGAGATGCGCACACAAGCAAAGATTTGTTCAGCCACGACTATGGCTGGAAAGAGGTGTCACTTCAGAGCCGTGTGTGGAGACTATTGTAGAAAACATAAAGTCACGACGAAAGAGATTGGGGATGTCGCAAATCTCGCAGATATTATGAGTAGGATTAAAATGTAGTTACATTATAAATGTTAGATCAGGAAACCCTCAGACCTGTTATTCTAGCCATGACCTTTTATATCGCCGTGAGTGTTCTCGTTCCTAAACTCGCAAAGAAACCATCGGGTATCAAGTTCATCGACGACATCGTCGCGTTTCTCATCGCGCAACAAGGTAACGTCACATCAGGTACCATTTTGATTGGTCTCGGTGTTTTTGTTGCCAATTACGTGGACCAAGAATTCTTCTAAGACGTTTTCTTTTCCTACGAGATTTTTTGTAAACGTATGATCCATGGATCGAAGTTTCTTTTGTGACGCATCGCGCATGAATTCCAAGAGTTGGTTCGGATTTGGTTTTCCCCAAACCATTCCTTTTTTGAAGAGAAAGTCGTCCCTCTCCAACTCTTGAAGTTCACACTCGATCGTATACGGTGTTTTAATATATTCTGAAGCACCCCCGTAGTCCGTGATGATGATCGGTTTATCGTGTAAAGCCGCCTCGACAGCGCCCATACCTACACCTTCCGATTTAGAAAAACTCACGTAACAATCACCCATCGCGTGAATGTCTTCCATTTCTTCATCCGAAATGAGTCCGTTGATGACTTTGACTCGCGGAAGATTGATCGCAACGTCTTGATTACATGTGGCTTTCACGAGTAAACGTGTGTTTGGATCATTCAAGCGTATGAACGCCTCGAGAATGCCCCGGAAGTTTTTACGATCGTCGACGATGTTTCCGATGTGATAAAACGTGTATGTTGGTTCGTATGGAATGTGTACGTGTACGATTTTGAATGTCGTCATTGGAAATTGTTTCGAAAGTACGCGCTGACAGAATGCACTTGGCACGAGTACCGTATCAAAGTGTTCGAAAATCTTTCCGTAATCTTCGTGTACGGTTTCGGTTTCACACACGGTCATGCACGACACATGTTTCGCTCGTGATTTGACGTATGGAATAGCGTTGATTGTATGTGGTAAAGGAATGACAAACATGAATGCATGCTCACACTCGGGAATCTCTTGTCCAAACTCAAAGTATTGTGCATCAGGAAATAGTTTTGTATACTTGAATGTGTGTTGTCCAATTCCACTTTTCAATGTTGGACCCACGAAGATCATTTGGTATAAAGATAATCTCTCTTTTAATATATATAACCATGGAAGCGATCAAGCAAGAAATCAGAGATGAACTCGTTCGTGTGCGAATCGATAAGGTTCGACTGTACAACCTTCTCGCGCGTATCGTTGATGCGATCCCAGCGGAAGTCCCGGTAGCCCCAGCGCCGGTGCCGGTCCCCGAGCCTGTCGCGGTCCCCGAGCCGGAACCCGTCGCGGTCCCCGAGCCGGAACCCGTCGCGGTCGCTGAGCCGGAACCCGTCGCGGTCGCTGATGAAGTGAACGAAGAACCGGTCGAA